CAAAGTTGGGAAGAGTATTGTGAGGCAAATTCTATAACTTACCTTCACCCTTTACAAATACCATAAAATATAATATCTATCTCTGTATGTTCGAAAACGTTATAGAGTTTTCTAGTGATAAAATTATTATAGAAAATAATAAAGATATTTTACCGGAACCTGCTAAATTACATATACCAGATTGGTTTAAAAAACTTGAACATTCAGTTGAAAACCAAACAGTAAAAGGTTGTATGCCTTTTTTAGATACTCTTGTTACAGGTTATATTTTAAAAATGCCAATTGATTATGGTATAGAACACAATGTTGAAATAGAGGGAGAAAAAAAAACAGGAATGTTCAGTAGTGCTCGAGCTATAGATAACTTACCGTCAGTAATAAATTTAAATTATAATGGTACACATAATTTTCACGACCAACATCAGTTAACCGGTTGTCCTTATTTAGAAAAAAATAATAACCTCCCAATACATAAAATTCTTAATCCTTTTATAATTAAAACACCTCCAGGATATTCTTGTTTATTTGTTCCACCTTTGAATAATACGGACGATAGATTTTCAATTATTGCAGGTATTGTAGATACAGATACTTATGAGCAAGAAATAAATTTTCCTTTTGTCATCAATGGAGAAAAATACGAGGTATTAAAAACAGTTTTAAAAAGAGGAACTCCTTATGTTCAAGTAATTCCATTTAAAAGAGAAAAATGGAAAATGAAAATTAAAACAGAAAAAAGAGAAAAAATTATAACATCGAAGTTTAATTTTTATAAATATTTAATTAACAATTATAAAAGATCTTTTTGGTTTAAAAAATCATGGAAATAGAAAAGAATTTACATAACTATATAAAAATATATGAAAAAGTTATGCCAGAAAATCAATTAGAAGTTTTAAAAAAAATTTGCAAAAATGAAAAAAAGTTTGAAGAGGGTAAAATTATTAAAACAAATGGTACACAAGAAGTAGAAAAAAATATTAGAAAAACAAACTTTAAAAGTTTATTTAATATAGGTAACGAAAGTTTAACAGATGTTCATTGGGCAAATTATTTAAATTTTATTTTTGGAAATGGTATTAGGGATTATTATAATTTTTTAAATCTCGCAAGAGATTTTAGAGTTTTAGATATTCAGATACTTAAATATACAAAAGGTTCTTATTACAAATTTCATATAGACCATGCAGCAACTTCACCTAGAACTATAAGTTGTATTTTTTTAATTAATGACGACTATGAAGGAGGAGACTTAGTTTTTAGATATCCTATTATTGATAAGGAACTGAAAATACCAAAAAAAGAAAACACTCTCATTATTTGGCCTAGTAATTTTTTATATCCTCATAGTGTTACACCAGTTATATCTGGAGAAAGATATTCAGTAGTATCATGGACATTATAGAAAAAGACTTTGAGTATAAAATTATAAAAAATTTTTTATCTATAGATGAGCTTAATTTATTATCAAAGTATTGTGAAATAAAACACAGGTTAAATTTACAAAATTTTGATCAATCGATAAATACTGCTGATAGTTTTTTTTATGGAGATCCAATAATTGAGTCATTAATGATTTCTAAAAAAAAATTAGTAGAAAAAGAAACGGGTAAAGAATTACTAGAAACTTATTCTTTTTGGAGAACCTACACAAAATTTGCTGTTCTTAAAAAACATTCAGATAGACCTTCTTGTGAAATAAGTGTAACAGTTAACATTGATAATGATGGAACTGATTGGCCTATTTATATGGATGGTAAACCAGTGCATATTGAGAAGGGTGATGGTATAATTTATTTGGGTTGTAAAATAAAACATTGGAGAGATGAATTTAAAGGGGATTACCAACATCAAGCTTTCTTACATTACGTAGATAAAAATGGTATAAACAAAGATCATTATTTAGATAAAAGAAAATATTTTGGAATACAAAAATGAAAATTGAACAAAACAAAGATGGCTCTGGAATTATTTCTTTTACTGACAAAGAAATAGAAATATTAAAAAAGAATAAAAAACTAGAATTTTCACCTTTATTTTTTAAACACTTTTCGAACACTTTAATGAAATTGTGTGTTGATTTTCAAAACAATTTTGGAGAAGATTTAAATACTTTAACCACTTATCCAGATACTGAAATTAAATCGAAAGACGAATAGTTTAAATAAGTGTGATTTTAAGGTATAATACCTTATGCCTTTAACAAACGTACAAATAGCACCAGGATTTAATAAACAAACAACAGATGTAGGAGCCGAGGGTCAATGGACTGACGGTGATTTTGTTAGATTTAGATATGGAGCACCTGAAAAAATAGGTGGTTGGGAACAAATAGATTCAAATACTTTAGTGGGTGCAGTAAGGGAGCAATTAGTCTGGGCAGATTTAGATGGTAGAAAGTATGCAGCTTTAGGTACAAATAAAGTTTTGGTTATTTATTATGAGGGTGCTTTTTATGACATTACACCTTTAGATACAGCTCTAACAGGATATACTTTTGATACTACAGATACATCCGCAACTGTAACAGTAAATGCAACAAGTCATGGTTTACTGGCAGGGGATTTATTTACATTTACCTCTGTAACTCCTCCTAGTGGTGCGGGTTATGTTGCATCTGATTTTGAAACAAACACATTTGAAGTTATAACAGCACCTGATGCAGACACGTTTACAATAACGATGTCATCTGCTGCAACAGCAACAACTTCTGCTAGTGGCTCAGCTACCGTTAATCCTTATGTAAAACCAGGGCCATTAACTGCTACAGCAGGATATGGATGGGGAACAGGTACTTGGGGAAGAGGTACATGGGGATCTCCAGTTGCATCAAGTAATTTAGTTATTGATCCCGCTTCATGGTCTTTAGATAATTTTGGTCAAGTCTTAATTTCAACAATTAAAAACGGTAAAACTTTTTCCTGGAATCCAATTAATGCTGAGCCAAATGCTTTAACAACAAGAGCTACAGTAATAAGTGGAGCACCAACAAGATCAGTAATGTCAATTGTTTCAGATAGAGACAGACACCTTGTTATTCTTGGAACAGAAACAACAATAGGTTCTAGTACAACTCAAGATAAATTATTTATAAGATTTAGTGATCAAGAGTCTTTGACAGATTACACACCAACGTCAGTAAATACAGCAGGTACTTTTAGATTAGACTCAGGAGTGAAAATTGTTGGAACTGCAAAAGGTAAAGATTATATTTTAATTTTGACTGATACTTCAGCTTATGTAATGCAATTCGTTGGTCCACCTTTTACTTTTTCAATTAGACAGGTTGGTAGTAATTGTGGTCTGATTGGTCAACATGCAATTAAATATGTTAATGGAAGAGTTTGGTGGATGGGGCAAGCAGGAGGTTTTTTTGTATTTGATGGAACTGTCAAAGCTGTTCCATGCCTTGTTGAAGATTTTGTATTTACAAACACTGAAAATAACCTTGGAATTAATTACAGTGCTGGCGAGCAAGTTTATGCGGGATTAAATCATCTTTATGAAGAGATCAGTTGGTTTTATCCTAAAAACGGATCTAACATAGTTGATAGAGTAGTAACTTATAACTATCAAGAAAATACATGGACTACTGGATCTTTAGCAAGAACTTCTTGGGCTGATGCAACATTATTTGATAATCCATACGCTACAGAATTTAGTAATACAGGAACACCAACTTTTCCAACTATTCAAGGTGTTACTAACACCAATGGTGCTTCAACATATTATGCTCATGAAGTAGGTGTAGATCAGGTAGATAGTCTTGGTAATAAAACTGCTATACCCGCATTTATACAATCTGGAGACTTTGATTTATCTGTAGGTGGTGATGGAGAGTTTTTTATGAGTATGAGAAGGTTTATTCCTGATTTTAAAAGACTTGTAGGTGATGCACAAATTACAATCAATTTAAGAAATTACCCGACAAGCACAGCATCTAGTTCACCCTTAGGGCCATTTACAATAACAAGCTCTACTGATAAAGTAGACACACGTGCCAGATCAAGATTTGCCAGTGTGAAGGTAGCTAACCTTTCCACAGATCAAAGTTGGAGATATGGTACTTTCAGAGCTGATGTACAACCCGATGGAATGAGAGGATAATGGACCCTATTACACAAAGAATTCTAGATCAACAGAGAGCCATCACACAAGATCCTAACTTTAGTGGCTATGAACCATCTAGTATAAACGGTATTGCAGCTATTAACACTGCACCCGTCAATGAAAACCTTATGATTGAAAATAATATTGTTGGACAAATGCCAAAAATAGATGTCAAAGGATTAGCAAAGAATGTTGGTAAAAATTTAGTTACAGATTTTGCTATCAGAAAATTAGGACTAGAGGGATTAAAAGGTAACGTATTAAAATCAGTTATTGGAGGAAATAATCTTATGGGTTTTTCTAATCCTCTTACGGCAGCTTTTACAGTAGGTTCATTACTACCAGATTCTGTAAAAGGAATTGCTGGTATCTTAAGAAACAATAGAGCACAAAAAGCTATTGAAAGAGATATTATGAGAGATATGCAAGGAAAAATAAATACTAATGAAGACACTTACCGAGGCGGAGGTGGTGATCCTGGACCAAAAACAACTTCTACAAAATCAACTTCTCCAACCCCCTCTAGACACACCTCTGGAGCCGGTGGACTACACTCAGGATATTAATAATGGCTAGAGTAGATATAGTAATACCTGAACCCACTCCTGAGTACACAGAAGAAAACCAAAGACAAGTAACTCAGTCTTTACGAACGATGCAAGATAAGTTGAATACCTCTTACCAAGAAGAATTAAAACAAGAACTTGAGAGACTTACTTGGTTTAATATGAGGTTTGGTTGCTAATGAGTTCATGTAATAATGTAAATCCAATAACAGGTGGTAGCACTGTTGATGATATTCCTTTTTATTTAGCTGTTCAACAAGGTAAAGTTCCTGGTTATACAATGGTTAATAAGTTTGGATATAATTCTAGTATTGGTTCAGGAGCTTTTGAAACTATTTGGGAAACAGGTGGTAACTATCCTTGGCAATCTACAGCTGTTACTGTTGATGTTGTTAGTGATGATGCTAATGATGATGTGGCTGGAACAGGTGCTAGAACTTTGAGAATACAAGGTTTAGATAGTTCTTATAATTTTGCTGAAGAGACTGTTGATATGGATGGGACAACCACAGTTACAACTACTCAAACTTTTTTAAGAGTATTTAGAATGTCTGTAGAAACAGCAGGATCAACTGGAAATAATGAAGGAACCATTACTGTAACTTATACAGGTGGATCAGATGTTGCTG